GCTGGAGCATTGGCTTATCAAAAATACAGAAGACAATGTAGGTATTGTAGCACTTGAAGAGAACTGGTTACGAACTGCTGATGGTATATTATCTATCGAAGCTAATGATAGAATATATCTAACAGAAAAACGTAGTCAATATACAGATGACGAATTACATTCTTTGTTTGACCAAGCCATACCGGAGGGTCGAGTCTTTATACACTCACACTTAGGTGCTACCGACATTGATGATATCTTTGCTAAGCTTAGATATATTATTGTAGGCTGTCAATGCAAGTGGGTTATCGTAGACCATTTACATATGCTTGTTAATGTGATGGATGGTGGTGATGAACGTAGAGGTATTGATATGCTTATGAATAAACTTCGTAGTCTTGTAGAAGAGACAGGTGTTGGTATGATATTAGTATCTCACTTACGAAGAGCAGCAGGAGACAGAGGACATGAGCAAGGTATTGAAGTATCGTTGTCTCACCTCAAAGGTTCACAAGGTATAGCTCAACTATCTGATTGTGTTATTGCACTAGAGAGAAATCAACAGGCAACTAACCCTGACGAAGCTAACCTAACGAAGGTTCGTGTATTAAAATCTAGATACACAGGAGACACAGGATTGGCTTGTGGTCTTCGATACAATGCAGATACTGGTAGATTGTTTGAAGTATCTGAGGAGGAAACATTTGACAATGAATCATGCCCATTCTAAAATAATATTTGATATAGAAGCCGATGGCTTACACCCCACAATAGTATGGTGTATCGTAGCTAAAGAACTTGATGGTCCTATTCATAAGTTCGACAACACACAGATTGATGAAGGCATAAAGTTTTTAGAATCTGCTGATGTTTTAATAGGACACAACATCATAGGTTATGATATACCAGTACTTGAAAAACTACATGGAGCTAAACTAACTCAACAGTTAGAAGATACATTAGTAATGTCTAGGTTATTTAATCCGGTCAGAGAGAACGGACATAGCCTAAAGACATGGGGGTATAGAGTCAACTGTGCTAAACAAGAACAGCCAGAAAATTTTGATGAATATACTCCAGCTATGTTAGAGTACTGTGCTCAAGATGTAATACTAAATGAAGTAGTATATAAACATTTACTAAACGAAGGTAATTCATTTAGTCCTGAGTGTGTTTCTTTAGAACATAAAGTTGCATTCATAATGAAAGAGCAAGAAAAGACTGGCTTTTATTTTGATAGTCAACAAGCTATGACTTTACTTGCAGAGCTAAAAGCTAAACAACTAGAAGTAGAACAAGAAGTTCACGATACATTTAAACCTAAATGGGTAGATGATAAAATAGTTGTGCCTTATGTTAAGAAAGACGGACAGTTATCCAAGCGTGGCTTAACAGATGAAGAATATGAAAACTGCTTAACAACCAATTCGACTGATAAATTTTTTAGAAAAAAACTTGTTGACTTTAATCTTGGTAGTCGTAAACAGATAGGAGAATATCTTATTGACTTTGGTTGGAAACCTAATCGTTTCACACCAACAGGACAGCCTATTGTAGATGAAGGAACTCTTAAAAAGATTAGTCATATTAAAGAAGCTAAACTTATAGCAGACTTTTTATTATATCAAAAACGTATAGCTCAAATTACATCATGGATTGACAATCTTAAAGATGATAGAGTTCATGGTGGTGTTATACCTAACGGAACTATTACAGGTAGAATGACACATCGTAGTCCTAACATGGCACAAGTTCCTAATGCAGGTAGTCCATATGGTAAAGAGTGTCGTGCTTGTTGGTCTGTTCCAGAAGGATATAAACTTGTAGGTATTGATGCGAGTGGGTTAGAACTTAGAATGTTAGCTCACTACATGAACGATGATAAGTATATCAACGAAGTTATTAATGGAGATATACATACTACGAATCAAACTCTTGCAGGATTAAAGACTAGAGACCAAGCCAAAACATTTATATATGCTTTGATATATGGTGCTGGTGATGCGAAGATAGGTTCAGTAGCAGGAGGAAGTAAAAAGAAAGGACACGAACTTAAAGAAACTTTCTTTACTAACTTACCGGCATTAAAAATATTAAAAGATAAAGTACAACAAGCATCACGAAGAGGATTCTTAAAAGGTTTAGATGGTAGAAAGATATTTATACGTAGTCAACATGCAGCTTTGAATAGTTTATTACAGGGTGGTGGTGCTATTGTTATGAAGAAAGCCATGTGTATCTTAGAAGATAGCCTCAAACTAAATGCTGTTGATGCTAAGTTTGTAGCCAACATACATGATGAATGGCAGATACAAGTAAAAGAAACACAATCAGATTTTGTTGGTGAGCTAGGTGTAAGAGCTATAGAAGAAGCCAGTAAACATTTTAACATGAGATGTCCATTAACAGGAGAATATAAAATAGGGAGTAATTGGAGTGAAACACACTAAAAATTGTAGGAGCTGTGAAGCTCCGTTAATAGTAGGAGAGAACTGTACAGAAAAAAGAATGGCACATAGTATGTATTTTTGTCAGCCTTGTGAAAGAATAGAAGTACAACAAAGGTCGATGTATGTTGATGGAAAATATATTCCAAAGTCTCATCCACTATACAGACCGGGAAAATTTAAAACATTTGAAGGTGCAGCTTTCTCGGCTTTGTCTAACTATGAAACATCTAACGAAGGTTATGTATATGTTATAACTAATCCTTGTTGGAAAGGCTGGATTAAGGTTGGCATGGCTATTGATTCAGAGGACAGATGCAAACAGTATCAAACCTCTAGTCCTTTTAGAGATTACAAATTAGAATACTCTAAAGGATTTGATAATAGAAGAGTAGCAGAACGAGAAGCACATGAAAGATGTAGCAACATATGTAAACAAAGAAATGGTGAATGGTTTGAATTAGATATTCACCAAGCAATAGACGTAATTAATAACATTAACGAGGAAGAATATGAATAAAGAACAAGAAAAACTTGACAGTTCCCCCAAGGACAACTATAATAAATTTACATCTGAGTCTGGACATTGGTATACGCAAGAGGGTGAGCCTATGTATACTATCATAGGTGCTAATGGGAAAGAAAGAAACACTACCCTCAGAGATGCTAAGAAAGAAAGTTTAGTTCCTTCTGTCACTACCATTCTAGGTATGATAGCTAAACCATCCTTAGAAAACTGGAAAATAAATCAAGCGTTAAACTCTGCTCTTACTTTAAAGAGACAAGAGGGAGAATCCCTTGACTCTTTTGCTTTTAGATGCAAACAAGATTCTAAGAAAATTGGTTTAGATGCAGCAGCTAAAGGAACTAAGATACATTATGAAATTGAAAAAGGATTTTTAGGTGAGGGTAAAAGTAAACCATACAAAGTTATTAAGAAATGGTTAGATAAAAACTTTCCTAATGAAGAATGGATTGCAGAAGATTCTTTTTGTGCTGACTCAGGTTATGGTGGTAAGATAGATTTATATTCTAAGTCTGGAATTTTTATTGACTTTAAAACTAAAGATAACTTAGAAGATAAAGTACCATCTAAATTAGTATATGATGAACACGGTATGCAGTTGTCTGCTTATGCACAGGGCTGTGGCTTTGATGATGTAGAAAGAGTATCTATCTTTGTAGACAGAGCAAACACCGGATTAATTGCTTGTCATATATGGGATAAAGATACTCATGCTAGACACCTATCTATGTTTAATAGTATCTTAGAGTATTGGAAGCTAGTTAAAAACTATGATTCCTCTATTGACAATGCCTAGAAGAGTACCAAGAAAACCTAGACCTAAAAGAACTGGAGTACCTAAAGGGTATGATAGTATATGGGAAGCTGACTTACATAAAACTATTCTTCAAGAATGGAAACATCATTGGGGTAATATAGATTATGTTGTAGCACATAAGTATGAGCCTGACTTTGTAAAGACTTTAAAAAATAAAACAATTTTGTTAGAGGCAAAGGGTAGGTTCTGGGATTATGCAGAGTATAGTAAGTACATACATATACGAACAGCATTACCTAAAAATACTGAACTAGTTTTTTTATTTCAAAGAGCTGATGCTCCGATGCCACAAGCAAAGAAAAGAAAAGACGGAACAAAAAGAACCCATGCTGAGTGGGCTGAGACTAATAATTTTAAATGGTATAGTGAAGAAACTTTACCGGAGGAGTGGAGAACAGATGAGTTATAAATTTAATGAAGACAAAGTTATTCAAATAATACAAAGGCATATTGACCAAACATACAACGAACACTATGCACATGGTAAGTATCAAGCAACTGATATGATAGTAGATGCAGGACATGGTGAAGGATTTTGTATAGGAAACATAATGAAGTATGCTATGAGGTATGGAAAAAAGAACGGAAAGAACTCAGAAGACTTGTTAAAGATTATCCACTATGCTATAATAGCTTTATATTTAATAGAGGATAAAAATGATTGAAGATAAAATTGGACAGAAACCTTATCTTGGTATTTGTATAGACTATGATAAAGAAAATAACTTAGACAAATTTAGTATTGATACTTTAAAGGATAGATATTTTTGGGAAAACGAAACACACGCACAAGAAGCATTCGCAAGAGCTTCTGTATTTGCAGCCACCTACAAAGGGGAGACCAACTATGAACTTGCTCAAAGACTTTATAACTACAGCTCCGATTGTTGGTTCATGTTCAGCACTCCTATACTTAGCAACGGAGGAACAACTCGTGGGCTTCCTATCAGTTGCTTCCTTAATTATGTTCCTGACAGCAGGGATGGGCTATCTGCTCATTATGACGAGAACATATGGTTGGCGAGTTCAGGTGGAGGCATCGGTGGATATTGGGGAGATGTTAGGAGTAACGGTATATCTACTACTCATGGTAGTCGTTCTACTGGGTCAATCCCCTTTATGCATGTAGTTGATTCTCAGATGTTAGCCTTTAATCAAGGCACTACAAGACGAGGAAGCTATGCAGCTTACATGGATATCAGTCACCCAGAGATAGAAGAGTTTGTAAACATGCGTAAAGAATCCGGTGGAGATATAAACAGGAAGTGTTTAAACTTACACAATGGTGTTAATATAACTAATGATTTTTTAAATGCTGTTAAAGAAGATGAAGACTGGAGACTTATAGACCCTAAGACTAACGAAGCTGTAAAGATAATTAACGCTAGAGATTTATGGTGGCAGATTATAAATGCAAGAGCTGAGACTGGTGAGCCTTACATGGTTAATATAGATACATGTAACGAAGCTTTACCCAAGTCACAAAAAGATTTAGGACTTAAGATAAGACAAAGTAATTTATGTTCGGAGATTACTTTACCTACTAACGAAGAACGAACAGCAGTTTGTTGCTTATCATCTGTAAACTTAGAACACTTTGATACTTGGTCTAAAGAACCAGAGTTTATAAATGATTTGATAACAATGCTTGATAATGTTTTACAGCACTATATAGATAATGCAGTAGACACAAACCAATTAGGAGAATATAGTGCAAACTTTAAAAGATTTATTAACTACATTAAAGAAGGTAAAGAAGGGTATGCTAAATCAGCTTACTCAGCTTACAGAGAAAGGTCTCTTGGTTTGGGAGCAATGGGCTTTCATGCCTACCTCCAATCTAAAAATATTCCGTTTGAAGGAATCTTTGCTGTGGGATTTAATCACAAAGCCTTTAACTATATTAAAAAAGAAGCTACCAAAGCCACCAAACTATTGGCAGAAGAAAGGGGTGAAGCTCCTGATGTGCATGGTAAAGGGGTTAGGAATGCTAATCTATTGGCTGTTGCTCCTAATGCTAGTAGTAGTATTATTTGTAGTGGTACTTCCCCTAGCATCGAGCCATATAGGGCTAATGTCTATACACACAAAACTTTGTCAGGTACTTACCAAGTTAAGAACCCATACCTAGAAAAACTTTTAAAGTCTAAAGGTTTAAAACCAGCTCAACTAAATAAAATTTGGAAGAGCATATCAGGTGACGAAGGTTCTGTTGCTAATGTAAAAGAACTTACTGACAAAGAAAAAGAAGTATTTAAAACTGCAAATGAAATAAATCAAATATGGATTGTAGAACACGCATATAAACGACAAGAATTTATATGTCAATCTCAGTCTGTTAATTTATTCTTTACACTTCCAAAGGCAACCGAGCCTCAAGAAACACACGATGAATACATGCAGTATGTCAACGATGTGCATTGGTATGCTATGAATAAATTAAAATCTTTGTATTACTTTAGAACAAACGCTGCAAGAAATGCAGAAAATATTAATGTTAAAGTTCCACGCATCAAGCTCGATGATGTGGAATGTATTGCCTGTGAAGGCTAAGGAGAACTTATGAGCTTATTAGGAACGAGAGATTATTACAAACCATTTGAGTACCCTTGGATGTTTGATTACTATGTGTTACAAAATCAAATGCATTGGATGCCTGAGTCTGTACCTTTACACACAGATGTAAAAGACTGGCAAGAACTTGAGCCAAAAGAAAAAAATTTACTTACACAAATATTTAGATTGTTTACACAATCAGATGTAGATGTAGCCTCCGGATATATAGATAAGTATATGCCTATCTTTAAAAAACCAGAAGCTAGAATGATGATGGGTTCTTTTGCTAACATGGAGTCTATACATCAACATGCGTACAGCTTACTACTTGATACAGTTGGAATGCCTGAACTAGAGTACAAAGCTTTTGCTGAATATGAAGAGATGGCAGACAAGCACGACTATGTCGGTAAGTTTAAACCAAGCCGAGCTAAAAAAGAAACCATAGCTAAGACACTTGCAGTCTACTCAGCTTTTACAGAAGGACTACAGTTGTTCTCTAGCTTTGCTATACTACTTAACTTCCCTAGATTTGGAAAGATGAAAGGTATGGGTCAGATAGTTACTTACTCTATTCGTGATGAGTCAATGCATGTTGAAGCAATGACAAAGTTATTTAGAGAGTTTATACAAGAGAACATAGAAATCTGGACAGACGATTTCAAAAAAGAATTATACGAGATATGCAGACACATGGTAAAATTAGAAGATAAGTTTCTTGACTTAGTCTTTGACATGGGAGACATGAAAGGATTAACTAAGAAAGATATGTACGCATACAATAGATACATAGCAGATAGAAGACTGCTACAGTTAGGATTAAAAACAAACTTCGACCAACGAGAAAACCCACTAGGATGGATTGACGAGGTCATGGGAGTAGAACATCAGAACTTCTTTGAAGGTAGAGCTACTACTTATATGAAAGCTGGGTTACGAGGAAGACAAGATACAATAACTTTTACAGGATTATAAAATGAAAACCAAGAGAAAGGAAGCTGTGCTTCTTGGCTACAAGTTACTATATGATAAAACAGGGAAGTTGATTACAGAAAGAGTATCAACAGATATTAAAGAACTTCAAAAGTTTATGACTCAGACCGAGTATAGTACATTACATACTATAGTACGAGAAGCGACAGCTAAACTAGATGAGATTCATAGTCATATAGAAGCAAACTTAAATGCTAGATATATGGACCAATAGGTGTATAGATATTTATAGCTTTTTCTTTACCCTTAACTCTAATAGGCATTAGAACTTCAACAGGAATATTTATTTTTTCGATTGTAGTTTCGCCTATTAGTAGGTCTTTACCTGCTTCTTTAGTAGCACTTTCTAAACGAGCTGCAAGGTTTACACAGTCACCAATGGCTGAGTAATCAAACCTTGTTTCGCTTCCCATGTTTCCTACCACAGCTTCTCCGGTATTAATCCCTATGCCGATTTGGATTCCTAAGTCGGCTTCTTTCATATCTTCAATGATATCTAATGCAGTTAGTACAGCTTTCTCTTCGTGATTAGGCAGGTCTATTGGTGCATTAAAGATTGCCATCATTGCATCTCCAATATATTTATCTACCATACCACCATGTTTTTTAACAGCATTGGATTGAATGGTCAGGGTCTTGTTCATTATTTCTGTGACTTCTTCAGGCTCTAGTTTTTCTGATAAACTTGTAAAGCCTCTAACGTCTGTAAATAAAAACGTACATCTTCGTCTATCTCCTCCTAACTTTAAAAGCTCTGGGGTTTTTGCAAGTGCAGCAACTTGTCTTGGGTCGAGGTAGTGTTCAAATTGTTTTTTAATTTGTTGTCTGAGTTTGTATTGAGTTCTAAAGTTTAACCAAAATTGTTGAGTAGAAATTAAAACCATAGAAATTAAACTCCAAGTCACATCTATCAAATAATTTATGCCAATTAAGTACTGTCCGAGATATGCGATTAGAGCAAACAAAACTCCAACTAATACTACGCTAAGGGTCACACCAAAATAAGTGATTACAAGGGCTGTAAGAAGCCCTGAGAGGCATAAGAGTCCTAGCTCTACTACCAATCTATAATCTGGAATCATTGGACTATCTATTAACATACTTTCTGCAAGAGCTGCTTGAATTTTATGTGGCTCTAAAAGTCCGGAAGGAGTTGCAAGTTGTGGTGATATTCCTTTAGCTGTAAATCCTACAAATACAAATGTAGATTCTGCTTTATGTAATTCATCTAAAGTTATTTGTGGTGTATCTACCCAACTAATCCATTTACGACCAAGACTATCTGTGGAAGTAGGTGGGATGCCTCGTACTCTAATCTGCTCAATGCCATTTTGATTAGTTACAATCTGATAAGTTTGACCACCTCCTAGTATTTTTAAAACTTCCGTTCCAAATGAAGCAACCCACCCACTATCTGTTTGTTGTAATAAAGGTATTTGTCTTACTAAATTATCTACATCTACCGGAGCAGATACAGCACCTTGATTAGCTGACTCTTTTAAGATGTCAATGTTCTGTAAAAATCCTTGAGCTTTAGGTAAAGATACTATAGGTCCTTTAATTACAGTACCTACTGTCTTTGGATAAATGCCATTGTCTATCTCTGGCATAGCTATAACACTTGCAGACTTTGAAAGCTCTAAAGCAAACTCAGCATCACCACCAAGTCTATCAGGATGTGGAAACAACATAACCCATCCTACTCCATAAGCTCCAGCATCTATAATGTCTTGATGTATTTCTGCAAGTCTTTGTCTGGGCAGGGGATAACCTCCTTCTTCGTTGAGGTCGTCTTCGGTAATGTTTAGTATTGTGAAATGCCCTGAAGAAACAGGGGTTTCAATTAAGGCATCAAAGGTCTTGAGCCTAAGAATCTCTAAAGGTACAGAGTTGAAAAGTAAAGGTACACAGAGTAGTGCAAGTAAAGGAAAGGACCATTTCATATTAATCTCCTTGAGTTATTTTTATAGTAGAGTTACCCCCACCATTCACAACTATCTGAGTGCTTTTTCCACCCTGAATAAGAATAACAGTATATGCATTACCCTTATCTAAATCTAATCTTACAGTATCTTCTAAAGTTTTGTAAAAGGTAATCATGTTATCAGTTACAAAAGTATTTATTTGTGTGTTAGAATCAAATCCAACTGATGTACCTTTTAAATCTATGTCAGTTCTTAATAGTGTTTTTGTAGTGTCTAGTTCGTTTATGTCTTCGATGATATTTAATAAATCTTCTAAGAAGTTTACATCAAGATAGTTTATATCTAACTCTGTAAACTCTAAATCATCTCCTGCTAAATAGTCTTGTTCTAAATCGTCAAAAGCGAGATAGTCAGTATCAAGAATATTACGTGTATTACTATTTCCGTTTTGTCCTGTGGCAACGGTGTCCTCCTTTGGTTTACTTACAATCAACATGTTATCTATTAACTCTAAAGTTAAATCTAAGATAACAGGGTTAGTGGGTTTAGTTTCAAACATAGAAACTGTAGTAGCTTGGTAAGGTTTGTTAAGTACAACCTCTCCCATAGCTGTAGCAACTACAATCTCCCCACTAGGCAGACCATCGTTGTCAGGTAATAAGATAATTAAACTGCGACCTAGTTCATCTACAGTCACAGTAAAATCTGTACCACGAATACCTATCGTAGCACTTGGAGTTTTTATAAATATATTTTCTTTATTTATAGTTGCGAGTTTTCCTGTGATAAATCTTGCAGTACCACTCGCAAACTGTAAAGCCATCTTAGATTTAGATGGGTCAGGGTCATAGATAAACTCATCAATTATAAGTTGAGAGTGTTCTGTCAAGCGAACTTGACTATCATCTAAAAAAGTAATGCCCATTCTCCCATTAGAAGTCTGGACATTATCAAAACTATTTATGTCAAAAGTTAATGAAGCTTTGTAGGCTTGGTCTCTTACAACTCTGCCTGTTCCGTTCAGCTCAGTTATGTTGCCAATATTAGCAACCGACTGCTGTTCCCCCATCGTTTTGAATGACACAGACAGTACCATTACTGCCAGTAGAAAGTATCTTAAGCCAATCATTATCTAATGTACTCTGTTGTTGTATGTTAAATGTTCTTGAACTTCCTGTTTGGTCTAAGTAAAAATACCCACCTGCATAGCCTTGTCCATCAAAGCTTACTGTGTTACTATCACCATCAATATCTACATAACTTGTGCCACCATCATAATCTATATCAAAGTCTAGTTGGTTTCCTGAACCATTAATTATCCAATCAAGGTCAGTATTACTAGCCATTGAACTTGTTGCCAAGTCAAGAGTAAAAGTGTTAGTACTTCCAGTTACATCAACATTTAAGTTAGAACTATCTGCTCCGTATGTGTTTGTAGGGTCTACTTGAATTGTGAAACTATTACTGTCTCCATCAAACTCAAAGAAACCTGTCAAACTATCAGCAAGAATATCTCCTAAGAACTTATTAGTATCACCAATTTGATTGATATCTAATGTCATCCCAGTTCCATCTAAATCAAAAGGTGTTAAAGTTCCTGCAACAGAATTTAAACCTCCAATAATATTAGCAGAACCAAGTTGCTCTAAATCAAGATTTGCTGTAGCACCAGATTGCTCAACATATATTTCATTATCAGCAGCGTATATACCTATAGATATAATTGCCAATAAACTTATTATTATTTTATTCATATTCCCAATAGCCTCTATCTATTCCTATGTTTATAATATTCATCACTCCTGTTTCTATTGCTTTTTGTAAAGCTATAGACACACTTTCATTCTCAGTTACACCACCTTCTATTTCTACCAGCTCTGTTTGCTGCTCAATAAAACGAAATATATCTTGAGAAATACTTGTTGATAAAATGCTTTTAGTTACTAAAGTTTCCATTAACACTTCACCAGTTGATACAGAAACTAATCGTAACGATATTGTAACTGTATCTTCTCTGTATTGTTTGCTATTACCTATCCCTAAATAACGAGCACCCAATCCTCCAGATTTTAGATTAGCTTCATACGAAACTACTCCACCCTGAACTAACAATCCTGCAAAGAGCAGGGGTTTTAATTTGTTATCTTCTTCAAACTCTTTACGAGTTGTTCTAATAAGTTGTCTTTCTTTTGTGAGGTCATCTAAACCTACACGTTCTACAACTCTAAAAAACTTTCCACCGGATGTGTGTTTGAAAGCTCTAATTAAAAAAGCTTCTGGGGCTTGAGTAATAGCTGTACTAAATAAAGCAAAAGTACTATTACTTCTTCGTTGCCCTGTTAAATCTTTAAAGCTATTAGGATATATAGCTATAGTAGGCTGTATCTTAGCTGCTGGTAAAGTTCTTAATGTTTCTGATTGTAGCTCTATAGTAGAAGGAGACTGTATTTTTTTTGTTAATACTAAGTCGTCATTCTGACTTATAACTGCACAACTAGAAAGTAAAACTACCAATAGGCAACTGAATAACCGTGACATTTCCATCTGCATCCGTAATTGTAAGTGTTATTATATCACCATCACTTGTGTAAGAAATGGTATTACCTTCGAGTTCTATAGTTCCTTCTGTACTAGGATTTTCTCCGAATAAATTTTCTACTAATTGTCTAGATAACTGTGCATATATTCTAGATTCTAAATTTCTTATAAATCTTGCGAGTGTTGTGTTTTCTTTGTCTCTTTTAATTTGTTCTTGTATCGCTTTGATTTCTTCTTTGATAGTCATCTTACGATTAAACTCTTGGTTTTCTATAGTAAGATAATGTGAGCTAGTATTGTTGCCATTAAACGAAGGTGACTTAAATTTAAAACCCATCTCATCTGCTAAACTTTCTACAGAAAAAAATATAATTAACATAGACCAAAAGAATATGCAAAACTTGCAGTTTCTAATAGCCTTGTCGCTTTTAAATGTAGGCACTAATTTCATATTTTAAAATAAATTACTAATTACTATCATAGATAACAGCATAAATCCTAATACACAAACTTGTACTATTGAGGCTATTGTAATCTGTGTCATAGGATGTATATCTTCTATTGTCTTAATCTTTTCTTTGGTCATCTCTATCTGCCTTTGCAATTTTATCTATTTCTATAAGGTTTGGTGTACCTAATAAAGTTTTAAGTAAAACGTCTTGTCTAATGCTTTGATTATCTAATGCTCTTACTCTGTCTATTAGACTTACTATAATTCCATATTGACTATCTAGTTTAGTAGATACTCGTTCTTCCATTGTATCTAAACTTGCCTGTACTTTATCATCTAAAGTATCTAGTTTAGATTCCATTCCATCAATAATTCTGTTGATAAGTTTCCATATAAAAAAGCCTAACCCTAACGCTGCTGCGATTGGAAAGCCTACTTCGTTTATTAAACTTATAACTTCAGCCATTCTTTATACCTAAAATAATCCTTACGTTCTGGACACCAAAACCAGCCTCTTGGATATGTTTGTTCTTTTTCTTTTGTGTGTTCCTTTTCTTGGTCTTCGTACCAATGACTTCCACCGTCTTCCATTAGTCTTTACTAGTGTTTGAAGCACCAAAGTAAAAAGAAATAACTGCACTAGCCAAGCCACCAAGATAACCTAGTACTAAGTTTATAAGAGCTTCAGAGTTTTGTTCTGGTGGTTGTAAAGTAACAAGAAATATATATCCCATAAATCCACCGACTACAGTTATGCCCATTATACGAGCTGTCCAGTCTTTACTAAATTTACCTCTAGCATCTTGTTTGTCTGCTGTTTCTAAAGCAAATACATCTACTTCTAGTTCTTTCATTTGCACTTCAAAAGCATTCTCAGCTTTTTTAAGTTCAAGCATTTGTTCTGGAGTTGCATCTGCTATAGCTTTTTCTATAGCCTTTGGAGTATTAGGAACACCTAACACTTCAGCAATCATGTTAGCTGCCATGCCTCCCATTGGTCCACCTAATGCAGTTCCTAATGTAGGTGCAACAGCCCCAACTATGTTTTTTAATAAACCTTTC